AATAACTCCAATCTCACCTTTTGCTAAACCACCCTTCATTAGGTTATCAATACCTGGTACTCCCATCGGGATTGGGTGACGGTAATCGTCATCCAATACTACATCCAAATTTGAGAATACATCTGCAGTACCAGTATCCACTTCACCAACTTGTAGAGCTTCTCTAACCATCTCCTCTAAGTGGTCGTAAGATTCAAAATCACCTTTGTCAATGATTTTCTGAGCCTTAGCCATCACTTTCTGAAGTTCCTGTTGTTTACAGAACTTCAATGACTTCTCTTGTACGAAGTCTGACCCTTCAATAGGTGCATCTTTAACATCTTTTAACATGTCAAAAACCATTTTCTGAGCCATCGGAGAGGTAATTTCACTCTTCGTTAGTTGTTCCAATGTAGCAAATGTTGGAGTATGTTCGTACTTGACGTAGTACTCTTTAACCATTTGCATAATAATTTTGAAATATTGATTATCAAAGTACTTCGGGTCCAATACATCGACAATCGAATTGGCAAAGTCTTTGTCAATAACGATGTTGTTTAGAAGTTGTATTTGGAAGGAGTTACCGAGGTAACCGAAGTTTTTTTCTTTTGACATATCAATCTAATTTCTTTCGGGTAAATAATAAATATGGTTAACCTAACTGATATTCCATGTACTGGTAAGATAATTCTTCAGAGGAAAAAAGCTCTGTCAAACCACGAAGTACACTTTTTAGTTGCGGGCGGATATCTACGGTGTATCTTATTTTCGGCGGGTATAATTTCGCGTCAATAATTTTATGACAAATTGTCTCCTCCCCAATGCAAATTTTTACATGGAACGTTTCTGGACCTTCAGTATTTGAGGTGTCCAAAATGCTTGGGTCCAACGCAATTTGGTTGTAGTGGTCCAACATATACATGTTGGTTCTCGCCTTAAGACTCCCTGTTAAAGTACGAGTAAAGTCATTAACAAATTCAATGACATCAATACTTTTACGAGCCTTCGGATTGTACCCTTTAACGTTGAAGTAACGTTGTACTACGATGTTTTCATTCAACATCAAAAGGAATTCCATTTTTGTTACGTCGTTTTTTTCTTTCATAACTTAATTTTTGTTTTTGTAACGTTTTTTTTCTTTTCTACTTAGTTTCATAAACGGTGTTAAAAAATCTACCCAACCATCATCCTGTTTGGGTAAGTACTTGAAGATTCCATCTTCATTCATCATTCTCATGAGATTCTGATATCCTCTTCCTTCAGGGTCCAACTCTTCTGTATAGTAGAGTTCGACTTCCTCCTTACCTTCATCACTTATCATTGGGTGGGACAAATCTACAACCTTTTTGTTAATATCAAAGAATTCTTTTCCTAAAACCCCCCTTTTAGTTTTTCCTTCTAAGATACTCTCCAAGATTTTTCTTTTGTCTCCCTCCGATTTTAACTCTTCGGCTCGGGTTATAATATCATCAACAGAAGTCGCTTTGTCCAATATTTCGGGAAATATCTTCGCAAAAGTTTTCTCACCGAGTAAGTATATACCATCAATGTTGTCAGATTTATCCCCCGATAAAATCTTAAATGTCGAAACATTGTAGTGTGGTATTGAAATGTCCTTCAGAGGGATGTTATCTCCCTCCTTATAGACTTTTCTATGACTGGGTGAGTAGACCTCTACTTTATCCGAAATAAGTTGTGTAAGGTCCTTATCTGATGAAAATATAGTTTTGTATTCGTCTTCAGAAATGTTACAGTAATGAGCAATCGCATCGTCTGACTCACACCCATCAATGGATACTTGTCTGATAAACATTTCTTCCAAATACTTCTTAACTCTCGACAACTGCCATTCAAATGAAATCTGTTGTTGTTCGTTAAGACTTGTTTTTCTATTTCTTTTGTATTGTTCGAGCAACTCTCTTCGTGATGTTGAGTTATCCTCCGCATCCCAAAATACAATGACTTTGTCGTAATTGTGCTCGACTAAGAATTTTTTGAGGGTATTCACGAAGTGAAAGATTGCACCAATATGGTTTCCCTCATGGTATAAATCTCTTACTCCGTGATATCCTATTTTAACTAAATTGTTTCCGTCAACTAATAATGTCTTCGTCAAAATACCCTCAATTAAAGGTTAGACTTCTTTTACTTCTTCCAATTTGTAGTCACCATCTGTACCGATGACTCTCTTCCAATATTCTGATTGCTCAGACTTATAAGCCTCAATAGACTTCTTTTCTTCAGCAGATTCTTTTCCTGCCAAGAAACCATGAGGTGTTACGATAATTTTACCGTCCTCATATCCCAATCCATTGATGTGGTTTTTCATAACCGATACTTTCGTTCTAACTGCAAACTTAACTTTTCTTTTGTCTTTGACCGCAGCAATCTTATTGGTACCAGCATTTTTCTGATTTCCAAATAAGAATACCAATGAGGAGTTCAACCAAATAGCCTCACCACCTTTAGCTTTAATCTTAGGTTGACCAAAAGGATTGTCAGGTAATTCTACCCACGGTTGATTAACAATCACCAACGTATTTTCATAGTTTGATGTTGCCTTTCTTGAACCCGCAATTCTTTGGTTAATACCCATACCGATTTTGTCAGCTAGTGTGGCCGCATTATGTTGTTTACCACCCTTACCGTCAAAAGTCATTTTACAAGGAACAGAACCTACAGAATCCCACAAGAATAATAAGTCGTACTCCAACTCACCTTTTTCCTGAGCATCCAATAACTCATTGATGTAGTCTGTGATTTGTTCGATGTAATCAAAGTTGTTGTTAAATAAGAAGAATCCGTCCCAATCCAATTCACCCGTTTCCTCATCAACAACTTCTTCACATTGGAATCCCATTGTTAATGCGTGGTCAAAAGACCATTTTTGTTCTGTGATGATAAAGACAGGAAGAATACCCTTCTTTTGTGCGTCTACCGCAGCTTTAACCAATGCAGTTGTTTTACCAGTATCACTATGACCCAAGAACATATTCAGGTGACCAATTGCAGGACCAGGTAAACCTACCGCATCCAAAAACGCTTCACCTAAATCTAAAAACCTTTGTGGTTTGTATTTTGCTGAAGTAGAATATTTCTGCTTCAACGATTTGAAATCTTTTTTCTTAATTGCCATATTGTTTAGTAAATAAAGATGGTGGGGATAATGTCCCCACCATCATGTTAGTGATTCTTAGAACGGCAAGTCTGTGTCAACTTCCATTCCTGATTGTGGGTCTTCCACTTTCACATTAGAGTCAGATGATACTGAACCACCCAATGTTACTTCTGTGTCGTCACCATAAACGTATTTTTTCAATTCCGTATCCCAAACAGGTGTTTCACCTCTTGCGATTGCTTCCAAATACTCAACAGGTTTTTGTGCGTAAACATCTTTCCATGTTAACTCATCCTCAACCCATTCCTTCATCTGAGCTTTGTCAGAATGAATTGGTGCTGGGTCATCATACATAATAGTCTTAACTACTGTGTATTCAATTCCTGAAGGAGTTTTTGATTTAGATAAATCAACAATCAAGTCACGACCTTCGTTAGCATCTGTAACATCACCCTTTTGTTTCCAAATTGGAATGATTTTATCTAAGATACCTTCTTGTTTGTAGTTATCCTTAAATCTCCAAAACTTAGGTCCGTGGTCTTCATTTTCACGGTCAATAACCTTAACGATATAGAATTTACGTGGACGGTACTGACGAGCCAATTCTTTGTCTGAGTCTTTACCTGTTGACATCAACTCTTCGTAAACCTCAGTAAGTGGTGAACGCTCACCGTCATTCTTACCTGGGTCGTAGAGTTTAGTCCACTTACCGTCGATTTGTACTTCATGATACCATACTTCTTTGAATGGAGATGAACCATCAGGTGTAGGTAGAATACGAATAACTTTCTGTCCTGATTTAGTTCCTTTTGGTAGATACGTTGTAAAGTATCTTTTCAATCTGTCTTCTTGAGAGATTGATGTTTTCCCTCCGCCACTGCGTTGGGTGTTTTGTTCATACTGTGCTAACACAGCGTCGAGTGCATTTCCCATAATTTTTTCTTTTTACTCTGTTAATTGTTTCTCTTAAACTCAATAATAAGTATAGTCTTCAAACCTTAAAAGTCAACTAACCAAAAAGAAAAAGACCACCCTAATTGAGTGGTCTTTATTATAGAAAATTTTGTGTGTTAAGTCAATCTATTCTTCGTCATTGATTGGTGTATCAAATGATTTTTTGATGTCAGCGTCAGAATAATTCTCAACTTCATCAGAGGTTAAAACGTATTCGTTCTTACCCGTTTGTTGCATCTCAACTTCTTTGTCAGCGAAGAAGTCGGTCAACTTCTGATTGTAAGGATAACTATCCAAACTTCTTAATTGTAATTTTTCTTCAGGTGACTTCTCTCTGTATTTTTCAACCTTAGCTTCAATATCATTAATCTTACTTAAGATTGAGTCCATCTGAGACAACTTACTTTCCAAGTCATTCAATTTATCAAACATTGAGTCCATATACTCGTCTTGTTTATCTGAGATTTCATTTTGTTTGTTTACCAAATCTGTAATCTCCAACTCTTCAGTGTCTCCACCCATATCCTCATCAGACTCTACATTACCCTCGTCGTCTAATTTCTCAACATCGGGGTCTGTATCAACATCAACTGGTTCTGCAATTTCTTCAGCATCCATCTCGACATCCATGTCCATGTCTTCACCACCTAAATCATCAGTTGGTTCAACAGGCTCTTCTTGTTCTACCAAATAATTATTGATAGAGTTGTGTCTTTTGAGTTCTTCTAATATTTTATTATCTACTGACATTTTAATTATTTTTTACCCGTTTAATAATGTTTTCACACCGTGTGGTGTTTCAACTTTAAGGGTTCTGTTCACTTGTCTTGTATTGTCAACTCTTTCAATAAGTCCGTCTCTCATACTAACAGTGTAACAGTCTCCTGTATCTAAGTCACAAACTTCTTTGTAACCATTTCCGGCATCTCTTTCAGTAATTCTTGTGTCTTTTGACAAATACTGGTCTAATAATGATTTTACGTTCATAGTAATACTTTTATTTATAAATATCAAAGCTTATAGAAAATTTCAAATGTTTGGTATTTTTGTTGTCTAGTACTGTCAGTAGTACCACTTGAAGTGACTGGATTAAATAGAATTTGAAATTTGAATGTATAGGTTCCTTTATAATCTTTTGGTTGCCAATCAGGAGAAGAAATTGGGTCAACACCAAATATCTTATCCACAATTAAATCATTGACCACATTTATTGAAGTGGTACCCTGTTTAGATGACAGTATATATCCTGACATGTTTTCATTATATGGTGCAATATCACCAGCACCTAAATAACTTACTGTTGAGTCATCAGGTTTTGTAACCCAACCCATTTTGAGAGATAAAATATTCCATAGTCCAACACCAGATTTAATTTGTGTAGTGAATGAGTTATTAACTAAAACACCACCTATAGTACCATTTACTTTATTAATGTCTGCAAGTTCTTCAAAAACCACCGTATTTGGATTTTGTGCACCTACATACCACTTAATACCTTGGTCAAAAAGTGGTACCACCGTTTCATATCTTTGTTTTATCTGTTTTTCTTGGTCATTGGCAGGGGTAGTAATTATTCTATTGAATTCACTGTCTGTCGATATTTGTGAGTAGAAGTATTTGATGTAAATCTTAGCATACATCTCCTCATTCTTATTTTCATATCTTTCACTACCAATTTGACTCATGTCGTTATAAACACTGGCGGTATCAAAGACTGCCTTTATCGAATTCATACTTTTTTTCCAATCACTAAATGACGCTAACGGTACATTTTGTCCACCCATATTTACACAAACCTGTCCTTCTAAATCACTAACATCTACACCTCTTAATATCTTATTGGTAGTTAAGTTACCCAAATTACCATTTTTGAATTTTACGGAAGAGTTGTTTACCGTAAACTCAACCCACGGTATTAAACCAATAAGTCTTCTAACATCTTCATCACTTTTTGACAATGAAAGTGAATTAACATAATTCCTTATATTATTATAAGAAAGTGTTTCTTCTCTTAACGAAACATAATCTAAACCTGAATATGTAGCTATTGGAGTACAGTTTGATGAACCAATTTCTGTAGCCTCACCCTGAACACCATTTGTAGTTGATTGTTCATTTGTAATTGGTGTTGATGTCCCTTCATCATTGGTTACGTCCTGATTTTTTTGTTTTGGTTTATTATAGTCATTATTTATTCTATTCAACAAATCAATATTAACACTCATAGTAAGGTCTTTAACACTCGGGAATGAGTATTTTGAAATCCTTACACCACTAAACGTAGTGACAAAATCACCAGGAGTAATACTGTGTGATACATCAGTAATCCAATATGGTCCAGTAAACATAGGAACATACCTTAAATTAAAATACATCGTAGGCTGAATCATCACATTACCCATTGAAGATATCTGACAATTATAACTTCTATTCTTATAAATGTTATATAATGAAGTTGATTGTTGGAATGTTTTAGAACCCTTACTTTGATTTGCCATATCCGTCAAAATTCTAAACGATTCCGAAGTATCCTTAAATTGTGATTGGTCCAAACTCACTGATTTGAATATACCCTGATTTCTTACACCAAAGTCAACATTGAACCCTACCACCTTATTTGAGAACGCATAATCCGTTTTGTTTGATTGATTTTCTCTTAACACCTCGGCTTTATAAATGTCAAAACTGTCATCACCAAAACGGTAATCAACATTTTCAGACATATTTGGGTGCTCTGAAACTTTATCAGTATATAAACACAAGAATCTCGGTCTACTCTTAATCGTATCAACCTCTAAGAATGTTCCAAATACATCAGACGCTGAACTCTCAATACCCTCTTCAGGTTTCGCATCGGATGATGGGTCACTC